AGCGGCATCATTAGCTCGAGCAGCCTGGTCAGCGCCTGGATGTCGCCCTGGCGCTGTGCTTTGGCCAGTGGGCTCACATATTCGATCTCGATGTTTCTGTCGCGCATGAACTCCGGTGCCGGCGCAAAGGCCTTGTTTCTGGCCAGGATGTTGTAGGTCCTGCTGATAAGCGGCTGCAGCAGCTCGGCTTGCATCCGGCCCATGACCGGGCCCAGGAGGCGCATCTTCTCTTCTGTCCGCTGCACAACCTCGGTGGCGGTCATCTGCGGTCCCTGGCCCAGGATCAGCTGATCGACATAGAAGGCTGCCCTTATTGCCTGGCGGCGCTGTTCCTCCATGTTGAGGCCCAGAGGGTTATTAGCCCCTATATTTAGTGGTTCGATGCGGTCGCGTGTCCCGCTGCGATAGAAATTGAGGCCGCCTGGCACGGTCCTGACCGGCAGGATGAAGCCGTCGTCTGGCACCAGGAGCGGCGGATCCACCTGTTTCTGTGCAGCGCGGATCGTCACCTCGGACATCTTGTTCAGCATCTTGATGTCAGCCAGGGCTGTCATGCTCGGGCTGCGGCCGTATCCGATCTCGAAAGAGCTCTTGAGGAACCTGGGTGCCATATATGGGAACTCATCAAAGCCCCCTTCGCTGATGATGATCTTCTCCTCGGGATCCAGATAGACCGACGCGATAGGCTTGTTCTGGCTGTCCACCTTGGTCACGTCCCGCTCGTCGCGCTTATAGACGGCGTGGATCAGGGTCATCATCTGATAAGGATCTGTGTCGGCTTTTTTCAGCATCTTCGGGCTGACGTTCTCAGCGCCAAAGCGCGCCATCACGGCCCTCGCCGGCATCTTGAACTTGCGATAGACGGTATCGACGCGGCCATTCTGGTCTTCTGAAAGATAGCACTCGGATATGTGCCTGGTCGAAAAGCGCAGAGAGAAATCATCATCTGCCTCAACGAACATGACGGCCGTGCCGAATGTAATCAGATCGTGATACAGCTCGTGGATCTGCTCCTGGAAGTTGGAGCGATTGAAGCTGTTATACATCACGTCTTCGACAGACTGCAGCCACTCCCTGGCTTCGTCATCGCCATCGAGCTCGCGGTCACCAAAGCTCAGTGAGAACCAGCTGGTCGAGGCGTTGGTCAGCATCCCGTGCAGCGAGGCGCTGAGCAGCTCGGCTGCATGGATGGCGGTGCCGTCGAAGATCAGCTCGGAGCGCTTGTCACCAGGAGATCTGACCTTTGTCACGTCTGCCTTGCGCGGCACGACGTAATCAGCAATCTCTTGCCAGTGGCTTTCCCAGGTTTGGCGCTGGTTTTCCAGGCTGCCAAAGCGTTTCAGCAGCATGGCTGCGTTGTCATCCACGGCCATGTTAGCTCCCTAGAAGCTGTTTCTTTTCTGTTGGCGCAGCGCCCAGGACGCCGCGTGAGCTCGTCAGGATGCTCCTGGTACGTCTGCCCTGCCTGTAGGGGCTAGATCTGCCCCTGGCTGCGGCTGCGGTCTCTGTGGCGCCCCTGACAACCGAGCGAGGCTGAACAGGGTCCGCCGCCGGCGCGGCCGGGCCGGAGGAGCCTGGCGCGCCTCCGCCGGGAGATGAAGGCGGCGCACTAGCGGGCGGCGGAGCTGCTGGAGGCGGAGCTGCAGCTGATGCTGCTCTCGGCTGATCGTTGTCGCTGCTCATATCGGGTGGCGCAAACGGGTTGAACTCTCCTCGGCCTGAATAAACCCTGGCGCCCATCCTGTTGGTGTTGATGACGCCGACAACCTGGCCGCGATCATCCCTGACAGCCTCGCCGCCGAGCTCCAGGCCTCGTGTAATATTCCGGCGGTTCATGTCACCTATGGCGCCCTGGATGGCTCCCAGGGTTCCTGGCAAGCGATTCGCCTCAGCTCGACGCTGCCTGGCTGCGACCTGATTGACAGCCGCGCGGTTATCGCGTCCGCTGTCTTCTGCTACCGGGCCGCCCATCAGCTGGCCTCCTTCTTCTTCGCCTTGCCCATCAGGCTGGCATATTCCAGGGGTGCATCCTCAATGACGCCGCGCGCACTGGTCTTGACGGTCTTAGCCCGGCTCACAGCCTTCGGATCCTTGGCCCTGCGCTTTGCAACCTCGACAGGGTCATTCGGCCTGACAGTCGGCTCAGGGACCACGGGCGGCGGAGGTGGCGGCGGAGGCGGTGGAGGTGTTGGAACCTTTGGTCTTAAAAATCCCATTACAAGCTCATCCCCAGTGGGTTGTACTTACTGTCGGCCATGATCTGTGGCGGCCGGTCTGACCAGTTGTTCTCGCGTAGCCCTACCGCCAGATAGCGGAAAGCATCCGCAGCATGGCTCGACCAGTCATGGACAGGCGTGTTCCTAAAGCTGCGAAGCCGCTCATTGTAGGCCCGGTGATACTGCCTGAGCGCCTCGAGCCCCGGCTTGGTGAGCTCTGAATCAAACCAGCACCGAGGGATCAGCATCTGTGCGGCATGGAGCCCATCCTCGAGCGGCAGCTTCGGAACTACCCTAAAATTTATTCCTAGATCCCAGGCAGTCTCGCGGCGGCTCTTGCCAGAGCCCAGCTCGCGGACCTCAATATCGTGCGGCGCGTTGTGGGTGCCGTAAAAATAGTCGCGCTCCTGGAGCACCTTCGCGTAATGCGGCAGCCCCTCGCCCCTGTTCTCGTAAAAATCTATGACGTGGATCGCCCTGCCGACAGACTGCGTGAACCAGATCGCAGTCGAGTCGCCAACACCAAGATCCCACCAGGTATCCACCCTGCAGCTCGGGTCGTAAGGGACCGAACCAATGCGCCCCTTCTCATGAGCCTCTTGCATCTCCTTGCCAAAAACAGCCCCCGGTACATTCGCCACCCAAGAGCACTCATACTCCTGAGCATACTGGTCAGCCGTCATCATCGACCTGGCTGCCTCGAGCTCCTCATCATCAAGGATCCCGGTCTCACTCGCCCGATAGATCGCTGTGTGCCAATCAGACTGCCCCTCAGCAGCCGTATAAAGCTCATAGAAGGCGTTGTGGCCCCTGGGTGTACCAATGAACAGCGCCCAGCCCTTGCGGTCGCTCAGAGCCGGCCTGATGATCTCAGGAAACAAACTCTCCGGCATATCCGCCATCTCGTCCAGGACAGCCCCGTCCAGGTAAATCCCCCGAAGACTGTCAGGGTTCTCAGCACCCAACAGCTGGATCCTCGCACCATTCGGCAGATCCGCTCGCAGCTCGGTCTCATGGAAGCGCACCATAGGCACCGCACCAGCAAACTGCTTGAGATAATCCCAGGCAACAGCTTTGGCCTGGCGATATGTGGGCGCAATGTACGCATACCTCGGATTAGACTCAGCGCACAGGATCGCATCCCTCAGCAGATGGTTGATCGCCATGACCGTCTTGCCAAAGCGCCGATGACATACAACGACGCCCCAGCGCTTGCTCGAGAGCTCGCCGTGGAGCTGGCCCTGCAGTGGCCTGGGAGCGTAGGGGATCTCGATCTGCATCAATCGTCGTCAGAGCTGTCAGGGCCGGAGCAAGGACACTCGGCGTAGTGCTCCAGGCAACGTGGGCACACAGGCTCTCCGCAAAGCTCACATGGCGCGCAATCGGCTGCGTAAATTACGGGGCGGGTCAGGTCTATGTCCATGCGAGAGACAGGCTCCTGTCAGGCTATATATGTATATAGATCCGGCGGCCGGGTCTGGGGGTGGTGGGGGTCCTCGGCTGCCAGGCAAAGCCCCCGGTGCGGGAGCCGATCCCGCGCCCAAACCTAGCAGAGCCGGGCATCACAGCCCGCTCGGTCACTGCTCGGTCACTGAGCTGCGCTGAGTAAACTGAAACTTGGTTGACATGCCTGGTCTGCCTCGTGCGCGCGAGCCCTGCCACGCAGCCAGGACACTACACTGCTCACCCCGCAGTAACGGCCCCGCCTTGCCAGCTCAGCGTGATCGCCCCGCTGGTCTGCTGCTTGTCGTCTGCCTTGTCTCTGATCCCGAGCGGCTGCATCTGCCTTATGTGCTTGTCCTTGTGGTCAGCCTCGAGGCGACGACGCTGCACCTCAGCCATAGCCAGCTTTGGATCTGTCGGCAGCTCAGCCTCGACCAGGTCAAGGATCTGGTCACGCATGACCTCGCACTGCAGAGCCCTGGCCCTTCGATATGCGCTGTAGGCATCCTCGTTGTCCTGGACATAGCGCAGCATGGTCCGCCAGCTCGGCAGATGTTCGCTGTGGTTGCAGATCCTGGTCAGGCTTTCGCCTTCCGCAATGCGGTCACAGATCTCCTGGAGCTGCTGCTTTGTAACCTTACGCTTAGCCATACGGCCCCCAAAGAAATGAGGCCAGGCTGTTGCGAACCTGGCCCCAAGGGAAGGAGGAAGGGCTCGAGCTGCAGGGAGCAAAACTCGAGCTTGGCAAAGACTGTACGCTTTTCGCGACAATCGTGCAAGCCTTGTCGATTATTACGATAAGGCCCTTGGCAAATGATGCCACAGTGCTTATATTCAAGGTGAAAGGAGATTCGATTGACTGACGAAATGACTGTCGAAGTGATCTTCATGTGGGTCGCCGGGGTTTGCACCTTGGGCGGCCCTTTACTTTTGGCACTGGCTACATAGGAGGACTGCCGATGGCAAGACGAGAAGGCAAGCGTTTCAAGATCTGGGAGGAGGCTGTCGCCTACCGCGACAAGCATGACCTCGAAGTCATCATCGAGATCTACGGGGCTCTGACAGGCATCACCTACCTGGTGCCCTGGCAGCCCAAGCCCAAGACCGAGGACAAGCCCGAGCCTGGCAAGCAGTACAGCCTGGCCGCGAAGGCTCGGGGCAAGACCTGGGCAGATGCTGAGATCCCAACAACAAAGTAGGAGGACTGATGAAGACCAAGCGACCAACAGGCAAGACCTGGAAGACAGCCAAGCTGTTCAAGGTCTACCTGGGCATGAAGGCGCCAGCTGGTGCTGCAGGGCTCAGGCTCATGTGGGCCATCGTTGGCCACAAGTGGGTCAGGTGCTGCACACCGATCACCAACGTCAAATTCAAGATGCGGCGCGCCATGTGGGACGAGCTCCCAGCTGGCGACCGTGAGCTTGTCAGAGCTTAGGAGAAGCGACATGGGAATAATTGTTGATGTCTACCGCAGTTTCCGAGAGAACGACGACTTTCTCGAGGTGACTGACTGCACCAACGGCGGGGTCACTAACTGCGAGACCGGCGTCCACAAGCTCACGCTGGTCAACGTCGATGGCCCGTTTGATCCCACGCCCACGCGGCCAGCAGCCTGGCTTGTGCCTGGCAACGTGGGAGGCAGCGCCAAGATCGTGCCGCATGACGAGTACACCAACAAGACCTGGACCATGTTCGGCGGTAACTACGCCGGCACCAGCGACAGCCGGTTCACCGAGGCTGTCGAGAAGATCACGGGCGCCACGTTCTACGGCGCCGTGCCTATCCATGACCGTGTCGAACACTGAGGAGGACTGACATGACAGTGATGACCAAAGAAGAACAACGCGCGCGGGACGCTCGGCTCTACCACGACGAGCTCGAGCACCAGCAGAGCTTGGGCAAGATCAGCGGGATCGAGGCATACGCCAAAGCGACCGATCAGCAGAAGGGCATCATCGCCTTTGGCATGACGCCGGTCGAGATGTTCCCTGAGACATGCGAGTACGGGGGCGTGGCTGACCACCCTGCCTGGAAAAAGGGCTTCGCCCTTGGCTTGATGACGGCAGCCAAGATGGCGAAAGCGATGGTGGTCTGATGGCGATCACCGTGTTTGACATCGACAAAGAGGTGGAGCGGCTCAAGCGCCGCCCACTGTGGGAGCTCAAGGCAATGGTCAAAGCCCTGAGCTTTGGACGCTGGTGCAATACCAGCGAGGAGGAGCTGCGGCTCGAAGCGGCCAAGATGGTTATGAAACAGAAGAGGAAGCGCAAATGACAAACATAGCTCAACAAAAATCAGCTCTGCAGAAACTGGCAGCAGCGTCTTCGCCCATCGACACAGCAATGGATCTGATCGATGACGCCTACCGGGTGCTGGATGTAATGTCGCGGAACGAGGAGCAGCAAGACCTGTTTCTCGAAGTCGATTCCATGCTCACCGCTCTGGTGTCACTGCAGAGCGATTTGCAGTCTGTGCTCGATACTTACCACGACCAGGAGGACTAACATGAAAACAGAAATAGCCTTTGACATGATCCGCGACCTGGGCAAGGCGTTCCGCACGGCTTGCATCGAGCGCGGATACGAGCCCCAGGGTGGCTGGGATGGCGATCTGATGAGCGGCCTTGCCGGCTTCGTCAAGCTCGAGCTCACAGACAAGGACATCCCTGGCATCACCGAGGCGTACACCATCGTCATGGCCAATGCAGCAAAGCTCTGCTTCGAGGCAGCTCGGCAAGCTGCAGCTGAGGACTTCGTCGCCGACCAGGACACGGTAGACCAGGTCACAGCCGGTAATACAGCCTGACCAGCGCGTCCTTGTAACGACGCTTTACGATCCTCGGGTCATTCAGCCCGAGGATTTGTGCAATCCGAGACCACCTCGGACCCCGCTGCCGGAAGGCAGCGCTCTGACATACAGCCCAGACCAGGCGCCGATCCTCGTCATCCATGTAGCGAAGCGCCAGATCCAAAGCCATCTCCCAGCGATCAATCTGCTCCCCCGTAGGCTTGAGCTTGGGCACCTCCATTGCATTGTACCCGTAAGCCATGCCATCCCTGGGATAGTCTGGCCAGCCTGACATGCGCTGTCTGCGAAAGGCAGCCGGGAGCTTGCGCTCAGTCTCTGCAGCCTCGAGGAACAGCTCATCGAGCTCTGTCATGCTTAGCCGCATTGAGCTGCTCCTGCATGGACAGCAGCCAGAACTGCCTGTCGAAAGGTGAAAGATTGGAGACTTCGAGGACCAGCTGCGCGTATCGATCCGAGCTGTAGCTCCGGCGAAGCCGGCGCATGACGCGCCGCTGCAGCTCGTCCAGCGGGTTGGCCCTGGACCGTGCTATAGCTGAGCGATAAGCAAAGCTAGACCGCTTAGCTACGTTAGAGATAATAAGATTAGTTTGATTATGCTCAGGCATAGCGCTCAGCTCAGCGCATAGCTTAGCGCTTTGCTAAGCTGCGGCTGCGCCGATTTTATCGAAGCCAACATTCCTGTCAAGTCCCTTGATGGAATCCGAGAGCAATCATGACACGGCGCCACCAGGGCAGCTCGGCTGCCGGCTCGAAGCTCGAGCGCGCTTGTGCGGCCCGTTCCTTCGCCTCGTTGTCAGCTCTCACCTTCGCCCAGTACGCCGTCGCCCGGCGGCTCTGAGCCTCTCGTTGTGCCTTCGTCCATTTTCTCGGCATCATTTCTCTCCTTGTACCATTTTACCATCACGCGCCAGCAAGTGTCGTTTCGACAAACCGTGTCTCCCGAAGCTAACGAGACCCAAGTCCCAGCAATGACTAAGTGGCCCCTCCCACAGGCCACGCACGAAATCGAGTCCGTGCTCGGCGCAGTAGGCTGTGCCCCCCGATTCATCTTTGACGCCATCAGCTGGCCTTCCGCAAATGCAACACTTCTCCATTACAAAACCCCTCATCCAAAATTTTTCTCGACCTTGTCACAGCCACCCCAGCTGGGTTGAGCCCGTGAAGCCCCGTTCCCACACATACCAGGCATAGGCCGTCGTTCCGCTGTGAGGCCTGGCCTCCTCGTCACCACGCCAGATTGTCAGTCTTTGCGAAAAGACGTGCACCCTGGCTGGCGGATTCTTGCGGAACAAACGCTCAAAACGCTTCTGCCCCTCGAGGAAGCTCAAGCGCAGCAACCAAGCGTGTTTGCGTACATGCAAATAAATCGCATGTTTGATGAACTCCTCGGCGAGCCGGTAAGGCGGATTAGTCACGATGCAGTCGGCTTGGCGCCGCTGCTCAAGCAGGAAATCAATGCCGAAGCTGCCATATCCGTAATCGTTCAGATCCGAGCTGATGACATCATAACAAGCCATGCTAAGGACCTGGCTTATTGCGCCATCCCCAGCTGCCGGCTCCCAAATCACTTCATCGAACTGCTCGTGATCGAGCAGCCTCCTGGTAGCCACCGGAGGCGTGGGATACCAGTCATCCTTCTGCCTACTCATCGCACCTCACAAAACCATCGCCGTTGCAGCTCTGGCACTCCATCTCTCGCTCGTCGAGATAGCCGCCTCGCATGTAGTCAGGGACAGCGACCTCATAGACCGCCCTGCCCTGGCCCTGGCACTCCTGGCACTCCTTGGCCTCCTCCCAGACGCCAGGAATCACCATAACCCTCACCATGAGGCCCTCAGCTGGACGTGCATGTCCAAAGCCTCAGCGACCTGGTCAACCGACCTGGCCAGATACCAATGGCAGCCGGCCTCTTCGAGCTCGTCTCGAATCTGTTTCTGGTTGGCGCTCAGGCTGCCGCCCTTGGGCCGCTTGAGCTCAATGAAGATCGCGCAGCTCACGCCGCCAATGGCCTGGTCGCCCGGCACAAAGATCTCGAGATCCGGCCAGCCAAACCTGGTGCCCAGGCGCTTGAGCTTCTGCTTGAAAGCGACGTGCCTGGTGCCCTCGTTTGGGGAATGATGAAAGACACAGCCTGGCGGCAGAGCCAGCTGCAGCCAGTCAACGACTTGTTTCTGCAGCTCGTCCTCAGTCACGGGCCATGTAGAAGTCATTCGGCATGACCTCGCCCCCCGTGACCTCGATGATCCTTGCCATGTAGGTCCGACCAGGTATCACCTGGCCGTCACTACCAGGGCGGATGCACCACCTGGTCACGTCCTTCGCATGGCTCGCGCCTAACTTCCGAGCGAGCTGAGCCTTCGACCAGCCCTTTTTTAATCGCCATTGCTCAAGTGTCATGGCCGTGTTTGTAACACAGCTTGACAGATTATGCCAATGGGCTTATCTCAATGACAACGGGTTGGCAAACAATGCCAGGAGGTTTAATATGACGACCATGCCGAATAACCTTGATGCAATGATCGCTCGGTCGAGCATGTCGAAAAGAGAAGTGGCGGCCCTAAAAGGCATCACGCCAGAAACCTTGTCGCGTCAACTACACGGCAAAATACAAATGACGCTGCAGGACGCCGAGCGATACGCCAAAATTCTGGATTGCACACCTCAAGACGTTTTATTCCCAACACCGCCAATACCCATCATTGGCTATTGCCACCTTCTTGCTTGTGACCCTAACGATCCGCAGTGCCCACCCAGCGGCTTCGATATAGAACGAAAGATCTCTGTCGGCGATACAATGGGGAAGGTTTATCTCCCAAGTTATCTTGAACAAAATACTGGAGCCATCGTATGGTCCGCCGATAAAGATTATTCTGGTCCACTACAAAGATGGAAAAACGCAATCGAGCTTGTTGAGCGTGATCCAGTCGAAAACCAATATGTGTCTGAATGTGCGATACAGAACTCATGTTATGTTTTGCTCAAAATTCCGTACCAAGAACGTGGCAAAACCCGTCAACTACTTTGTGGCACACTTTATCCAGAGCCAAATAATCTTTTTACGATCCATAATCCTGACACGGGCGCCACGATCAAAGGACAAGAACTCGTCTGGGCAACCGCAACCCTTTCAGCCGCTTTCCGACCAGCAATGAGGGGCGTGGAGGTAATACTAGATAAGTGACTTGACGTAATCTGTCATGATGGCATACGCTCCTTCACGATTTAATCGTGGAGATGAGATATGCTACTTGATACCCCTGAGTGGGCAGCCAGGCATTTTTACTTCTGGCACTCAAACCCTACTCGAGAACGGGCGAAGGCTTTTTTCGACAAAGCGCACGTCCGGCCCCAGGTCAAAAAGGCCTGGGAAGTAGTCCAAAACCCCAACAGCACCCCTGGTCAAAAGGCAAAAGCCTGGAAGACCATCAACCGGCTCAAGACCGGCCGCTCGGCCGCCATGCAGGGCGGCATTGACGCGCAGACCTGTTGTGACGCCATCCTGCTCGAAGGAGCGGATCCAGCTGAGGCCATCGCAAAACAGATTGCCTCCTATCGCGATTACGAGCCCCGTGACTGGGACGATGGATCCGATGCAGCCAGGCACCAGAAGTATATCGAAGAGCTGCCAGCGGTCATTGAACACGCTCTAGCAGGGCTGCGAGAGGCGATGGCTCGGGAGAACCGCATCCTGGGCGAAATCGAGCTGCTCGACATGCTGCCTGGGCTCGCGCTGCCGCACAACACCAGGCCAGATTACAACCGCCGGGGCGATCTCAAGACAAAATGGTCGAGCCTCGACAAGCGAAGCAAGTCTGGCTTCAAAGCAGCCGCGATCCCCAAGTCTCTCACCGGCATGTTTGACATGAAGAACGTCTTCCAGGCGGCCGGCTTCTGGGCGATCAACGGTAGGCAGCCGCCTTTCCTGGTGTACGCCAACGCCTCGAACTATCAGATATTCACGCCTGAAAACTGCGACGAGCTCAAGGATGACTTCCTGGCTGACGTGGTCGAGGAGATCAAGGTCCAGCACCGCTGCACCGAAAACCTCCTGCAAGCCGCCGAGACCAAGGAGCAGCTCCTGGGCATGGTCGCACCTGACTTCAAAAACATCATCTGGAACGAGCCGCCCGGCTACCTGGCCGAGGCGAAGCGCGTATGGGGGTTAGCATGAGACAGAAACTAATCTGGCTGCACGTCGATGACGCCGGCCGTCAGCTGCGTCCTTATTCCAGGCTGCGCGAAGCACTGCGCGTCCTGGGCGTCGTTTTCTTTTCGATCTTTGCCGCGTTCTCACTCTGGTGCTTCGCAGTGCTGGTCACGCTTTTGATGGGAGGCTGAATTGCAGAAAGAAATCACCTGGCCTGGCGATCCTGGGCCGACAGCTCACAGACATGGCCCTGATACCGAGCAGCTCGCGCTCGAGTTTGTGGCCCCCAAGCTAAGTGGACTGAGGCTCAAAGCCCTGCAAAGCCTCGCCTCAGTCCACCCTGGCCTAACTGGTAGTCAGGTTGCCGAAAAGATGGACGCCTGGCTTTACAGCGTCAAGCCCAGGCTGACCGAGCTCGAGCGTATGGGTCTGGTCCGCGACAGCGGCGAGCGCGCCAAGAATGACCGAGGCCGGCAGGAGATCGTCTGGCAGATTACAGGGAGGGGCGAGCAATGGCTAAAATCCCTGAGCAGCTGAAACAGATCTTCCAGGAGCTGCAGCTCGAGCCCCAGGACGCCGTCTGGGACTGCCACGGTACGCCAGTGGTGTTACACAAAGCGCTCGAGCTGGTGGCAGCGCACAAGGGAATTACCTTCGATTCGCCGGTGATGATCGAGGCTGACGCACAGACCAAGTCTGTTGTCATGCTGGTAACCGGCCACCTGGGCGACCAGGTCGAATGGTCTATCGGCGAAGCCACCCCCTACAACAACAAAAACTCATACCCTTTTGCGATGGCTGAGAAGCGCGCGAAAGACCGCGTGATCCTAAAGCTCATCAACATAGCCGGTTATGTTTATTCGGAGGAAGAGGCCGACGATTTCAAAGCATCGCGGCCGCAGCGCGCAGCTGCGCCTGAGCCGGCGCCTGAGCCAGCAGCAGCTGAGCCCGAGCGCGGTCCCTGGGAGACTTGGGCAAACAGCGCCATGAACAAAATCAAGAAGCTGGCCAGCGAGGACGGTGGCGCCTCGAAACTAACGAGCTGGCTCAGCGGCAACATGAAAGACCTGAAAGGTCTCAAGGCTGCCGATCAGCAGCTCTTCGAGCTGCTCAGAGCTTATTACGACGAGCAATATGAGAAAGCCAACACGGGAGAAAGAAAATGAACTCGCCTCACCTCAGCCGCGCCGAGATCAAGCTGCGCGAAGATATCAAAGCAGCCGCACCGAATCAGGCGCCAAACCTGTATCGGGCCACAGCCTGGATCCAGTATCGAACCGACTTCAACGAGGACACGCGGCGCTTCGAGCCGATGACCGCCGAGCAGAAAGCCAAGTGCGACGAGCTCGGCAAGATCCTTGCTGATGCCGGCGTCGAGCTCAGCATCACGCTGTCACTCAGAGATGGCGAAGAGGTGAAGAACTTCCCCAAGGTTGCGACCTTTGCAATCTATCCGAACAAGCCTCGAGACCAGGCACCCGCTCCCGCACCAGCCCCTGCAGCTGCACCAGCTGCCGCGACAAGTTGGGATGCAATCTAATGGTGGGCGCGATGATGACAACAGCGGAGGCAAGCCTTGTCCTATTCGGTAGTGACGGTGATGCGGCGCGTCAGAAAACAGCTCGGCTCCTTGATGCCCAGGGCATTGAGAAGATCCGCACGGGCCGGCGGTACTACTACCGGCGCCAGGACATCGAGCAGCTCAGCGGAGCTGCTGGTCTGGCCAGTCCTGGGGGAGCTGAGGGTCTTGGCCCACGGCTCGTATCTGACCAGGTCGATGACAGCTGAGCAGCTGGATGACCTCGCGATCCGATTCCACCAAGCAGCAAAAGAAACCCGTCGCCAAGAAACGGCGGCGGGTCTCGAGCGAGCGGAAGGAGGAGATCGTGCCTTACGGGAGTCAGGAAGAGCTCAGCGAGCTGATGGACACATGGCCGGCTACTGACCCACCCCTATATAGAAAGGGCCGCCAGCGCGGCCCTAATCGCCATTAAAGGCATATTGTTTTATTCAAAGATCGAGCTCACTGCGTCCAGCATGTGGGCATCTTTTTCATCATCTTCGATCCAGTGCCCATACGTCTCTTGCGTCGTCTGGACGCTTTCGTGGCCCATGAGATTGGTGATCGTCCACCAGTCATTCTTGAAAGCGCGCAGCAGCTGGCTGGCATAGTAATGTCGCAGATCGTGCCACCGGATCTTTTCGACGCCGGCCTTGGCACAGGCCTTGTCCATGTTTTCCTGGAACCGGCTGTCGCTGATGATGGCGCCCGTCCTGGTCGGGAAGACCAGCTCGGTCTTGGCCGGCCGGCCGCGCTTGATGTAGAGCTCGCGCAGCTGGATCGCCAGGCCCCTGGGCAGCGTGACCTTCCGGTAGCCCTTGGGAGACTTAGGAGGACCGACCTCAGCCCGGTGCTTGACCGCTTTGTTGACATCGACCTTGGAGCCATCCAGGTCCAGGTCAGCCCAGGTCAGCGCGCGCTGCTCGCCCTGCCTCAGCCCGGTCGAACTGGCGAAGGTAGCCATGAGCGCCCACCAGGGATCCATCGCCTCGATGATCGACTTGACCGCTGCCGGCTGGACACGCTCGACCTTGCCGTCTGTTGCCTTGCCCTCGATCTCGCCGATGGCAATCGCGCCCTGCCAGGGATCAGTCTTCCGGCAGCCGACCAGGATCGCGTAACGGTTCATAGAGCGGAGGCTGGTGAGGATGTTCTTGACTGTCTTCGCGGTGCGGCCGACAGCCATCTGATCGAGCAGCTGCAGCTGGACATGCTTCATCTCCAGGTCGCGGACCTTGAGCTGCGCGGTGCTCTTGTTGTTCACCTTGAGCGTCAGGAAATCTTTCGCGTGACGGTGTTTCTCAGACCAGCTCGATTTGCTGATCTTGCCCTTGTCGTACTCGCTTTGCAGATGCTTGACCCAGGCGCCAACAGGCTTGTCCTTCTCGAATCCGAGCAGATCGTAGAACGTCCAGTCCCAGGCGCCATCTGTGTTGAGCTGCAGCTCGTCCTCGAGTCGCGTTATGTAGGCATGAGCTTCTTGCTTCGTGGCGAAATACTTTTGTTCGCCATCCTCGAGGACATAGCGAGTATCGACGCAGTAGGCAGCTCGCCCTGTCTTCGCCCGAGACGGGTAGTGATTGACATCTAGTTTCATCAGGCAGCCTCCTTCTCTTCGACCGGCCAATAGATGATTGTCTTGCCGATCACCTTGGTTTTGTATTTGGGCTCGTGGAGGAAGAAGGTCATCCAGTAATCTTCGCACTCCTCGAATGTCTCGAACTCAGCGACCTTGTAGGTCTTGCCGTTCTTCCAGCCCTCAATCAGTTTCATGCAGTCTCCTTCTTCCAGGGGTTGACGACTTTGTCCCAGAGATCGTCGTCGTAGATCATGTCATCGATGAAGTCCTTGAGCTCGGCGATGACAGCAGTCTTGGTCATCTCGTGGTAGCCGGGCTCGAGGACGAAGGTCGTCAGCGCATAGCCGGGGTGAACCCAGCCAGGCTTGAACATCAGATCGAGGACGCCGCAATCGAAATCACAAGCCTCGACCTTGGCCCAGCGCTTGGCGCCGATGGCCTTCTTGATGGCGGCGGGAGTAAAATCAGGCATGGGCAACCTCCTCTGCTGGCCGCGCCGTCACTAGGAAAGGAACGACGCCGAACTTGGGCGCCTCCTCCCAAGCCTTGGCAATGCCGGCCTCCTCCTGGCCGCGCCAGGTGAAAGCCTTGAAAGGCTCGTGATCCTGCTTGACCGTTAAGTCAGGCCAGACCCAGATCTCGTGATACTCAACAGTCATCAGGCAGCCTCCTCATACATCAGACACTCAACACACTTGGTCTCGAAGAGCTCACACTCCTCGCAGCCCTCGACCGGAGCGCAAAGCTCAGCGAGCTTTTCCTTGACTTTGATGACGGCCCAGCCCTTGCCCGGTGTGGGCTTTAGTTTTTTCAAGGCGGCGAGTTTAGCCTCGAGCTTTTTGACGGTCTCAAACGCAGTCTTGGGCATCTCATCTCCTCTCAATATTGACCCTACATATCAAATATAGGGGCATAATATGCCAAGGTCAAGGGACAATCCCGCGCCCTGTCTTGATATTGCAGTGACCGAACAGTGACCCAGGCACAAAAAAAAGCCTCCAAAAGCTAATGCTTTCAGAGACTTACTGGCCTTAGTGATGGCGGGAGTGACGGGACTCGAACCCGTCGAAACCATGCTCTGACATGCTCTGAAACGTAGCAAAACAATCGCTTACGTCCAAGGTAAATGTCATCGAGACATGCTGAAAGTTATGTCAGAGCACCTCGTCCGTGACCGAAAAGTGACCGCTGGTCACTTGGATTAGTGACCGGCTACCGAAACCGCCTGGTCTTTTTCATAATGCTTACGGGCTGCTTCGAGAACTGCTTGCCCTGGGATTTCGCCTTGCGCTTCGCCCTGGTAGTGGCAGCATATTCCGATGAGCTGAGCGACTTGATCGCTGCCTCGGGCAGATACCGCTCGCCCGTGACCGAGCTCTTCTTGCCGCTCTTGGTCCGCCAATTTTGTTTGCCCCATTGCTTCAAACTGTGCTGAGGATTGTGCATTAGTTTCGATATCCCCCACCCGCTGCCTTGTAGCGTTTAGCCAGGAGCTGAGCTTTCCGAGCTGACCATTTGCCAGCTGCGGTGCCTTGGACAGCTCTGCCCAGGATCGACTTGAACATGCGCTTTCTCATGCCAGGCTTGGTGTAGTTGCCAGCCTTGTTGACGGTCGATTTCTTCGCCATCACTTCTTCTTCATTGGTGGCTTTTTCTTGCCGGCCATCTTGAGGATGCTGGCCTTCTTGGCCTTGCTAAGTCCATAACCAGTGTGTTTTGGCATCACGCTTTTCCTTTCTTGGATCTGTTGCGTTTGGAAATTGCTGCGCCCTTCTTGCGAGCGTCTGCCTTCGAGCTCGCTCCCCAGGCGCGCAAGCTCAGCAGCAGCCTGGTCGGCCGGCCTTTGCTGTCTCGCTCGGGGCCACGCATGTTGCCCATGCGGGAGAGGAAGCTGGCGCGTCTAGGGTTGTCACCCTTCTTGACAGGCGCCTTGAGGTTCATCCCCTGGCGCCGAGCTGAAGCCCGGCCCTTGGCATTGAGGCCGCCTTTCGGATTCTTGCCGGCCTTGCGTTGCCAGGCTGGCGTCTTAGCCACGGCGGACAGACCCAGTCATGCCAGCCTTCTTCGCGCCCTTGGGCCCGGCCACCTTGGTCAGTGTGCCATAAACATAGGCATCCGCCTTCTTGCCCTTGAGACCCTTTTTCTTTGCCTGGGCCATCAAGCTCTTCTCAAGTTTCTCAGGCATCGATCAGTCCTTTCCGATAACCGTTTTCGCGATCGTAGGTGAGCAGCTCCTTGCGCGGCTCGTGAACATACGAGCAATGAATCCAGCCGGTGTTGCCGCCCGTGTAGCACTCGAGGATCAGCTGATCGAACTCGAGGTTGTCAGCGATCCACTGCGCGACCTCCATGTTCGAGACGCCAGGCACCTCGAAGTCAGCTGCCTGGCCTTTCGCGTGTTGGCTGGTCGGCTTCGAGCCGATGGCGACACAGAGCTCAGCGCAGCGATATCCGCTCGTGATTGTGACGGGTCTATCGAAATGATCCCTCACTGGCTGCAGAACGGCCTCACAGAGCCTCTCCAAGTGTTCGACCTGGTTAGGGTGCGGCGTATTATCGATGCCCCTGCGAAGAGCCGTCTGGCTCTTGGTCATTTCGACCAGGCTGAAATTTTTAGATAGCTTCATTTCTTGGCCTTCACCTTGCCGACCACGCCCTCGAGCATCCCGCCGCCAAAATAGAACGCGAGGATGGTGAGCATTGCCTCGCCCAGGTAGAAGTCATCGATGACCTGTTTGATGTCAGGAATGTTCGTTTTGCCGAGCAGCGTCATAACCAGGACAAGCGCGAAGGACAGCAAAAACGTGGCAGTGAACATCAGCGCCAGGTAGCGTTGGGCAACCTTAAAAGGAGCGTAGGCTGCCATCGTGTCGATCTTGGCCTGAGCCTTGACGCGCTCCATCTCCTCGTCGGAGCTGTGGACATCATCGATCAGATCCATGCCCTTTTTGATGACGTCGCCATTGCCAAGAATGGATGCTAAAACTCCGAGCATTATTTCTTACCTCCGAGGGTAGTGAAGCCCATGTAGGCGCCGACAATGCCGGCACCCGAGATGTAGAAAAGATTCGAGATATCAGCCAAAGCCTCTACCCGCTCCAGCGGGATGAAGAACATGGCCAGCGTGAACGCGCCCATCGCTGCCAGCGTAAAGCGAGCCATCCGCAGCTGAGCCAGGTGGCGGCGCAGCTCGGTCTCCGTCTGCTTAATCTGTCTGCTGCTTTCGACCTCGTCATCACTGACCAGGCCATCACCGTCGAGATCCCAGTCTTCCGCGAACTTGCTGTCGCGCTCGAACTTCTTCTGTGTCACTGGCTTTCCTTGATGGCCTTCAAGACCTCATAGACATTCGGCGGTGGCGGCTGGTCAGGGTTCCACTGGCAGAGGTATTCGCGCGGCTTCCATTCACCGTAGCTATAGAACAGAGTCTCCTGGGTGTTGTGGGCACCTCGATATACGCAAGCCTCCTGGCGCTTATCGATCTTCATGCACTTCACCAGCCGGCAAACGGTTAAGTCGTTGGCGGCTTGCGCTTGCGCCGTATGAGCTTTGAGTAACAGGATGAAGGCCGTCAGCACCGCCAAGCCAGCGCCGATCATGACAACCCAGGCCACGATCTCCACGAACTTACGCCGGCGCTCACGCTGCGCGTACATGGTCTCCTGGCGTTGCTTTCTGATACGCGCCTCAGTAGCGACCAGCTCGTTCCACTTGGACATGCCCAGGGTCAGGCCGATAAACTGGCGCAGCTCATCACGCTGCTGCTGTGCCTTTTGTTTGGCCGCGAAGATCTCGAGAGCTTCTTGCTCGATGCTCTTGCCGGAGAACAGCTTCTTGAAAATCGGAGGATTCTTTACTTCACGCTCTGCCTGGTCGAGATCCGACAAGCAGCTCATCCACTTCGACAGACTGCCGATCATGGACTCGAGCTCCTGACCAGCGGCAATGGCGCGCTTCACGGCGTTATAGCTCGCCGTGGCGCCGGCCATTAGCGTGACAGGATCCATCAGTACACCTTCACTTTGTCTGAATCTATGAGCTTAGGCAGGCAATAGGCCGTGATCTGCCCACCTTGCTTATGCAGCGCACGAGCAAAGTAAGTGCAGTCATCAACGCTATAGAAATAGAGATCGTTTGAAACCAGCTTGCCGTCCAGAAACACGAACAGCAGAAAAGCGTGGATCACTGCCCCAGCAGGACGCCTACAAGCAGGACAATGGTGGTGCCGGCTGTGCCGATCATAATCGTCTCAATGCGCTTGATACGCAGGATGGTTTCCTTCCAGCGTTCAGCGCACACCGCCTCATGCGTGTCGATCTGGGCCTGTACAGATGCGGCTGTGGGCTTGCTCATTATTCAGCATCCTGAATGGTCAGCAGTCCTTCCGACTGCTGTCGCATGATTTCGTCGTAGTGGCGGTTGCCGGGTGCGTTATTAGGCACGAATAGCACCTCGCCATTGATTGTGGCTTTGATACTTGTATCGCTACCGTCGATAGTGCTAGCCCAAAACTGTGCTGATGTGATGTCCATGTCATCCATTTTTACAACTCCGCATCCATGACAACACTTTCAATGTAAAAGTCTCCCGCTCCGCTGTTAGGAAATGTATTCCCCGCGTCGCATGATTGTTCGTCGATGTGTTGAGAAAAGAAAGTCAGAGAACTAGCTGTGCCAGTTACAGTCGGCGCAACTCTCATGGATTGAGTAAAATAAATGTGCGCGTGTCGGTTTGCACCGCTAGTAGATGTTAGAAGAGTGTTGATTCTGCCGCTTCGGCGTTGATGATACCTCTGACATTTAGCCAGAGTTTCGCCATAGCTTTCTGAGTGGTCAAACGGCGTGGCCTGTTCGCCGATTTCCATCTGCACCCCGCAAATATACCATTCGTTGCTGGTGCTATCAGCTAAGTTGACGTTATGACCTACGGCTCTATTCGCAGCGACAACAGAACCCCAAGTCGTTTGTGCGGTTCCGCTAGTAAGGTTGCTTCCAGCTATCAAAAACCATTGAGGCTGTAGCGACATCGCATTGTCATTATCTAAAGCACCGCTTGTGTCACCGGGGAATGTAAGAGTTTTCTTCTCCCAAGTATTAGCTGAATCAATGGTATAAGTCCTACAGTTATGTCTTGTGTTGTCTTGGTCTCTAAATTCAAAGCCGTATGTTCCGGTTTTGTTGGATTTTACCCAAAAAGAGAACGTGACGCTTTTTGCCCCAGAAGTCCCTTTGGCGAGACTCTGTACGTTTTGACCTTCAATGCCTTGACGCAACCGCAAGCTATCATCTGCGCCTATGCTTGTGTCAGCGGAAGTGCAATCTAATTTCATAGAGTAGCCAAAGCCTTGACCACTAGGAACATCAGTTGACTGTGAAACGGTCCATGTTCCAAAGTTTGCGCCTATCAGCTTCCACCTATCTAAAGAGGCATATCCCTCACTGCTGAAGCTACTTACACTCGTACCCCGCTGTGCCACCTGCATCGCACCGTTGATGATGAGGTTTTTGCCGGTAATGCCACCAGCATCAGCCGCCCCGGCGAGGTCTGCGAAATCTCTTGCTCTGCTCATTATGCGTTCTCCAGTGCCGTGACCTTGGCTTCCAATGTTTCAATCTTGGCGATGCTTTCCTTCAGGGCTGCGGTCAAGAGAGGGACCAACTTGGATTGATCGATGCCCTGCATGACCGCGTTGCCGTCATCATCGACTTCATCCTTAGTGCCAGTTACAGCCTCCGGCACGACTGCTTGCGCCTCGTGGGCTAGGAAGCCATCGACGGTCCTGTCGGCGTCTGCGATGAAGTTGAACCGCTTCGGTGCCAGTGCCTTCACACGGGTGATAGCGCCGGTCATGTCAGCTACGTTTTCTTTTAAGCGGTAGTCTGACGAGGTATTGAAAGCTGTTCCAGACCCATTTGTAATGATTGAACCGACACGACCATTCGGGTTTGAAAAGCCTAAATGAGTGTTCGCTGAAGTGCTTGTGGTTCCGGTCAAGATTTCGTCGGGATGGATTTTTATAGAGTTTGTGCTGCCATCTTCGGAAAAACTAGTTGATCCGACTAAAACGGTGCCGCTGGTGTCGATGGTCACAGCAGTCGAACCGCCACCGTGCTTGAAGCTTAAAGCACCGCCGGACGTGCCGAAAATTCTTGGACTGCCGTTGTCACCACCCCACGAAATTCCGTAGCCGTTTTGCGTGAATACAATGTCGCTGGTGTTAGCCAATGTCAGTTGGCTGACAGGGCTGGTCGTCCCAATGCCGACATTATTGCTGGTATTTACATTCAACCCTGAACCAGTCGCACCACCAGACCTGATGTTCACAGCATTGGCTGCGCTACCATCATAGCCGACAACATCAATTTGATTGGCTGTCTGGCTGTTAATAAACAATCCTGTGCCACTGTTTGCGCTGGTGTTAAGGATAGCGATATCGCCGCTTGCAGAGGTGTTGAGATGCAGCGGTGCGGTGGGCGAAGCAGTAGAAATGCCCACTCTATTGTTAGCTGCGTCGACTTTGAGCGTGCTGGTGTCAAAAGCAACATCGCCAGTGATGCCGCCGCTAAAGCCAACCGCACCAGCAAATGTGCCGCCAGCACTCTTGCTCACCATGTCAGCCGTGGTGAATGACTTGAACGCATAGATGTTCACAAGGTCATTGAGAGCCGCACCAGAGGCCAGCACGACGCTTGTGCCGTTGGTAGCAGTGAAGTCAGATGGGTCGAGAACGACACCGTTCATCACCACCTGAATATT